TTCTAATTATACTGTAAATTAATTAACGATCCATTCTATACGCCCCACTGTATCCACATCCCAAATTGCTAATCCACCAGAAGATTCTCTGTAGATTGACAATTCTTTTCCAAAGTTATATACATTCTCACCTGATGTAACAATACCACTTTTCTGAACAGCATTTGCTACAGAGAAGTAATAATCTGCTTGATCTTCTTTAACACAAGTAATATTAGACTTGTTGTTAGCAGTTTCAAGAGCATCTTCTGTTTCACCAAAATCAAGAATATCTATTTGGAAAGACTCTAATGGAAGGTAAGAGCCTGGAGCTTGTTGACGGTAAACTGTACCATCATCTTTAGAAGGATCATACATTACTTGAATTCTGATACCCATAGGTCCCATAAATTCAGTAAATTGAAAACCATAGCTGTACTCATGCTCATGTACACCTGTAGGATTAGCCGTTTTACGAATAGCAAAACCTGGCTCTTGTAATACTGGTAAAGGAGCATTTTGTGCAATCAACTCTGAAATAAAGTTAATACCACCTGTTCCTGAAACCAACATAGGTTTACGGTTCTTAAAGTTACGTCGTCTGTACAATACTTTATGCATTTTATCTACTAACCATTGTAGTGTAAAAGCACCATTATGCGTAAAGTATTGACCATCGCGTACTAGCTGTCTCCATCCTGGAGCTTGACGCATTTCACGTTTAGAATCTCTATCAATAGTAGTTTCCCAACGTCCATGTTCCATCATGTTATTCATATCTAACTCTGTACGCTCTAACAAGCGTTGTTCAGCAATAGATACAAAAACTCCTTTTTTAATCATTTTATTCTTAGACTTATCCTTAGCGTCTAAGTAGTACATATGTCCTCTAGAGAAAGCTTCATTATACTGCTTTCCATCCATTGCATATGTCATTGTATTACGAGTGCCTTTTTTAGCACAAGCCATTTCCATTTTCAAGAAACGGTCAGTAAATTCTACTTTGTTAGCATAGTTACCAACTTGAGACTGCAATTCAGACATGTTAGCATAGCTATCCTGTCCATATTTAGTATTCTGCTCATTAGAAACCATTGTACTATATCGTACTAAAGTTTTACCTACATCAAACAAAGAATCATCCATGAAGGTATTTTCATTACCATCTTGAATTTCCAACTCTAGAATATATCCAAAGTTAGCGTCTGGTTTAGGTTCACCAATAATACGTACAAGAGGAGCGTTATCATCTTCAGTTTTAAACAAAACTGGTTCACGGAACCAATCTCTATCTACACCTACAATCCAAGTAGCTTTTCCTTTACCTACTTGCTCTCCTGATGCTACAAATTTCTTAGTAATACGTACATCTACAGAAGCATCTCCTACAACTCCCCACCTGTACGTATTAGTACCTGCTGGTAGAGTTACAAAATTATTCATTGCCATTGTTAAGTACGTCCATCGTTTATTAGTTACACCAAGATTATCTTGAGAACTAAACAAACGGCTTGTCATTACACCAAAGTTATGTGGTGCATCTGTACGAAAGAAAGAAGCATGAGATACGGAATCAAAGAAGTTTCCGCCAAACGCACGATATTCCGTCAGCTTTAATGCTGTAGTTCTGTCTGCCATTTTTTTTATAAATTAAATTCTTTTAAGTCAAAGTCTAAATTTCCACTATTTTTTCTAATTGTTTCAGTAGACGTTGAAGCAACTGGTTTTTTAAAGTAAGAGTCAATTTTTTTACTTACTTTTTTAGTAGCTTTAGATTCTAGTGTTTTAGCATAAGAATCTAAATCCAGTTCCTTACCATTATATCGTCCTACAAAATCTATTAAATGATGTAAGACTTCAGGATTGCTTTTCAAATGCTCTAGTCTTTTTTCCCAGTTACCTGTACGATATTCTTGCGCTAAAAATTTCTTTCTATCTTCTCTCCAAGAAAGTTTCTGAAAATTATTAGCAAAATTCTGGTGAAACTGTTGTTTACGTTCTTCTTCTCTTTGTGATAATGCACTAGCGTCATTTACAAATTTATCTAATACTCCTTTTTTAGAATTAGTATCTTTAAGGAATAAAGCTTTTGCTGAATCTGCTAATTTATTAGTATCTTTCAAAGAGGCGATCATGTCCTCAACTGTCTCTTCTGGTAGATCATTATAATGTTCTTTGATATACTGTTCTGCTATTTCTTCTTTAGAAAAAGATTCTTCTGTTAATTCAGAAGGTTTAGCATACTCTAGTAACTGTGTAAATTGTTCTTTAGACAATTGAGAATTTTCAGGAAGATTAATAACAGCATCCATTACACCTTTAACGTAATCAGGAACACCTGCTAAATAGCCTTGATGAATATTGTCAAGCATAGTAGATTCTACTTTAGCTTCACGTTTCTCTATTAATTCAAAAAACTCTTCTTCAGTTTTAGGAGCTTCTATATCTTCTCCTAGTACATCAAAAAAATCATTATCTTTATAGTAATTAAAGACGGGAGAAATAAATTGAGAATCTTCTGTAGTTTCTACTTCTGATTCTTCTTCTACTTCTGGATTAGGCAAGTCAGCCTCTGGTTGGATTCCTTCTTCTACTTCTGTTTTTTCTATAGAATCTTCTACAGTTTCAACAGAATCTAGATTAAACTCAGGAATTTGAAATTCTACTTGTTCATCTTTCATCTGCAAATATATTTTTATAAATTATAAAAGTCAAGTTTTGTTAGATTTTTTCTCTTCTATATCTAGTTTTCTATTAGTTTGTTGTAGTTTTATTTGTTCATTTCTAATTCTACTTAGTTTTTCTAAATCTTCTAGCTCATCTCTTACTCCATCTTGGTCAGTAGAAATAGTAGCACTTAAAGCTTGTGCTTCTAACATGTAACTTCCTTTTACATGTTCTTTCTCTATACCATTAGCTAGTTTCTTATCTTCTCTAGAAGTAATTTCTTGTTGTGCTCTAATTGCAGCATCTTGTTCTGCTTTCTGCATCTTCTTCATTTTCTCTTGCTGATCCTTAGAAGCTTTTACAATTAGTTTATGCACTACTTCAGGAGATTCATTTCTAACTATAGATTTCATAATTACAGATAACATCTCTGCTCCTTCCCCTCTATTCTGTGCTAAAGCTTGTAATCCATAATTCATCATTAGATTTCTATACTCTTCATTTTGTGATCCATCTTTAAGATAAAATCCTATATCATCAAATGATAAAAACTCTGGAGTAATCTTTAACAGTTTTTTACCATCTTGAGGAACTACATAGGATAATTCTACTTCAGTAGAATCTGGATGCTCATCAAAGTAACGTAGATAATAAGTTCTAAACTGATGTACCCATTCTTTAATTACTTTCTTCCATACCATAGAATGTTTATCATAGTATTCTTGAGCCATTAAATAACCTTGTTGCAGTGCTTGATTCTGCTGCTCATTGGTTGAGTATGGAAGTATAGTACCTTCTGCTTGTGGAGGAGTTAACATCTGTATTCCTATTTCTCTATCTAGTAGATCAAGGAACTGTTGCATATTAATAATTTCTCCAAAAGCTTGAGATACTTGAAATTCAGAAGCTTTACCTCTAGTGTAATTAGGAAGTCCTGATTGTGTATAAGTAGAATCAGAAAATGATTTACCTAACACTCTTTCAAAGTAATCAACAATAGCTAGTTTATCTATACCTTCAAATATAGGCTCTCCATTTTCATTATGTGTCAGATAATCAGGAATCTGTGATGCATCTACATTTTGCAGCACACCTTTATACTTAGAAAGTTCTCTATTCATTAATTTCTTCACATACACATATTGCATTAGTGAAGGAATACCTCTTTCTACAAGAGATAGGGAAGCTGTATTTACATTAGTGAAAATTCTTCCTTTAACAGATAACTCAAATCCTTCAAGAGCAGTAGGTTGTAAAGGAACTTCTCTCATTTTAATATAAATATCTTCCCCATAAATAACAGTCTCAAATCTTCTAGGTAAGTGCTTTTCCTCTACATAAATAGGATTTCCAAAATCATCAATCCATTCATGTCTAGTAGCTTTCATTCCATGATTATTCAGTACTCTTGTCTTAGTAGCATCTTTTGGAATCTTAAAGGTTTTTGGGACAACCTCTGTAACTTCTTTGCCCCATTCATTAATACTGGTCATAAAGTAGACTTTAACAAAAGCCTTAAATTCTATATGTCTTCTCCAAATAACATTATCCTGATTGTAGTTATTTGTTTGAGGATTACCCATAGATTGCCCTATGTGTTTACTCTGTATTCCTCCATCAGAAAATGAAGCTGCTTTAACAAATGTATAATCATGTTGAGTTTCTGCTTTTCCTGAAGTTATATCCCATCCTTTATTTGGACGGTTGGAAGAAGCAGTACCATAATTCTTTAGCTTTTCAATATCTGATTGAGTTCCATAATTAACTACTTCTTGGTAAGCAACATCTAATGTTACTGGCTCATTATAATACCAATAACTACCTTCTTCACAACCTACAAGATCAACTGATTTTTGAAAACCAAATCTAATAGGATT